GGCGAGGCCTGGCCAGGCGAGGCAAGGCAAGGACGCCAGGACCAGGTAGACCGAACAAGCACACAAGCACGGAGGAAACGACATGAGCACCGCGAAAGTACCGGCGGCGAGCCTGCTGTTGGACGAGAACCTGTACCCACGCCACAAGGTCGACGCGACCCATGTGGCGCACATCAGATCCGCTTTGCGGGCTGGCGAAGACCTGCCGCCCGTCGTGGCCGACCGCAAAAGCAAGAAAGTCACCGACGGGTTTCACCGCATCACGGGCCACCTCAAGGAGTTCGGCGACGACGCCGAGATCGAGGTCGAATGGCGCGAATACGACGGCGAGGCCGAGATGCTGCTCGACGCGATCCACATGAACAGCGGACACGGGCACAACCTCTCCCGCTATGACCGCGTGAGGTGCATCCAGCTCGCCGAAGAGTACCGCATCACCCCCGAACAGGTCGCCGCCGCGCTGCGATCGAGACCAGACGAAGTGCAGAAGCTGCGCGCCACCCGAACAGCGAAAGACAAGCACGGCATGGTCCCGATCAAGCAAGGGCTCGGGCACCTGGCGGGCAGGCGCATCACGAAGCGGCAAGCCGCCGGAATCGGCAGCTTCGGCGGCAAGCACCAAATGTGGTTCGTCAATCAGCTCATCCATCTCATCGAGCACGACCTGCTCGACACCGAGAACGAGGGGCTCATGGAACGTCTCGCCCAGCTAGCGGGTCTGCTAGAGACCATCGACGTGATGACGGCGGCCTGAAGGCCGCACACGTGGCGGGGCTGGGCAAGGACGCCGAGGCCTGGCAAGGCGAGGCGAGGCGCGGCGCGGCCAGGCGAGGCAAGGCAAGGCGAGGCAAGGCAAGGACGCCGTGGCGGAGAGCGTCGACGTCGCGCTCGACATGATCGACTGAGCGCGCCACGGCGAGCTGCAACCGAGACCGCGACCAGGCGTCCGAGACCGCGAGGCGCTAGCCTCACAGGGCGCGGGAGGGTACCTTCTGAACAACAGCTCAATTTGGCCAGAGGGCCGTCCACCCCCACGGAAGCGGGGGCAGGCGGACTTTTCGCGTTCTACCACATACGGGGTGCCATGCTCATGCGGCGACTGGGAGTTTCGCGACGTCACGATCACCACGGCGATCGCCGCGCTCGAACGTTGGTGTCCACGGTGCCGTACGAAGGTCCTGCTCGTGTTCCGTAGATCCGGGCACGTGGCCACGGTTCGACTCGACGGCACCCAACCGCGAGCGATCCGCGCATCGCTGACGAACGCGGGCCTGAACACCGGCGAGGTCGAACTCCTTATGGAGGTCGCGGGAGAAATGGCGTCGTGAGTGTCTGTGGCGATTTCGGTGGAGTGACGGCCAAGGGCGAGCCATGTCGACGTGCGTCTGACGGGCTCTGCGCTCAGCACAAGGACCTGATCGCGCAGGGCTCGCCCTTCAAAACGATTCGGCATCAAAAAAAGAGGGCCTACCTCAGAGCGCTCGTTGAGACCGGCGGTAACATGAGTCGAGCGTGCGAGTTGGCGGAGATCGATCGATCGACTCCGTACACCGCCCAATGGAAGCAGGACGAGGAGTTTCAGGCGCTGTTGTGCTTGGCGCAGGACATGGGGGCGGATCACTTGGAGGCCGAGATGATCCGGCGCGCCTACGACGGGGTAGAAGAGCCGGTTGGGTTCTACAAAGGCGAGCCGTCTGCCTACGTGCGCAGGTATTCGGACACGTTGATGATCTTCGCGCTCAAGGCGGCCCGTCCCGAGAAGTACGCTGAGCGGCAGCGGATCGAGCACTCTGGCCGCGATGGTGGGCCGATCGAGACCCGCCTCGTGCGCGTGCCGGTCGTCGAGGAGGACGTGGATACGTGGACAACGCGGTTCCGTCCCGTCGGGCTCAGAGACGGGAGCGCGGATGGCAACGGCAACGGCCGGCCGTGAAACCGTCGAGACCGTCCATTGGGAGCCTCAGCTGGGTCCGCAGACCGCGCTCCTCGCTTGTCCGGTCGAAGACGTGCTGTTCGGTGGCGCGCGCGGCGGCGGCAAGACGGACGGGCTGCTCGGCGACTGGCTCAGCCATGCCGAGATGTGGGGCTCACACGCCAGGGGCGTCTTGTTCCGGCGCAGCTACCCGGAGCTCGAGGAGATCGCCGAACGCGCTGCGTACATCTTCGGGCCGATCGCGCCCGGTGGATGGCACGGCACGTCAAGGACATGGACGTTCCCGAACGGTGCCCGCGTGAAGTTCCGCCATATGGACCGCGACGCCGATGCGGGCAAATACCAGGGCCACAGCCACACGTGGCTCGGCTTCGACGAGCTGACGCATTGGCCGTTGTCACAGCCGATTGACAAGCTGCGCGCGACGCTGCGCTCAGCGCACGGCGTCCGGTGCGTGATGCGTGCTACGGCCAATCCCGGCGGACCCGGCCACAACTGGGTCAAGGCCCGCTACATCGACCCGGCGCCGCCCTACTCGGTACATACCGACGAGTTCGGCACGTCGCGCGTGTTCATCCCGTCACGGCTCGACGACAACCAGATCCTGCAAGACGCTGATCCCGATTACTGGCAGAGGGTCGAGGCGGCGGCGGCCGGTAACCAGGCGCTGCTCAAGGCATGGCGTGACGGCGACTGGAACATCGTCGCCGGCGGCGCCTTCGACGATGTCTGGGGCGAGCGCTGCGTACTGCCCGTCTTCGAGGTGCCCTCGGATTGGATCGTCTTCCGGGCGTTCGATTGGGGCAGTTCCGCGCCGTTCAGCGTCGGATGGTGGGCACGCTCGAACGGATCTGAGGGCCAGTTGCCTGGAGGTCGCGCGTTCAGGCCGCCGCCCGGTTCTCTCGTCCGGATCGGCGAGTGGTACGGGTGGGACGGTCGGCGTCCGAACACGGGGCTTCGCATGACGGATTCAGCGATCGGGCGCGGCATCGTCGAGCGTGAAGTCGAGCTCGGCATCCGTGACCGGGTCAGGCCGGGTCCGGCCGACCCGAGCATATTCTCGGCCGATCCCGGCAAGACATCACCGGCCGATGCATTGGCGGCCGCGGGCGCGAAGTTCACGAGAGCCGACGCCGGGCCCGGCTCGGTCCAACGCGGGACGGCCGCAATGCGGCGCATGCTCGCTGAGGCGAACAAGGATCGCGCTGAGGGTCCGGGCCTGTGGGTCGTCGAAACGTGTCGGCAGTTCGTCCGCACCGTGCCGGTACTGCCGCGGTCCGAGCGCAAGCCCGAGGAATATGACACGACGGCCGAAGACCACATCGCCGACGAGACGCGCTACGCGATCACGTTCGTCCAGCCGACCGAAGCGAGAGCGTTCTCATGGACCGTCTGACGCAGGCGCCCGTGGAGTGGCTTAACGAAGGTCCGGGCCGTATGAGCCACCGCCGTCAACAGCGTGAGCGCGCCATCCGGCTCTGCCGAGACGTACACGCCGGTACGCTGCACATGAGAGATCGGGCGGACGTGTACCTGCCTCGGTTCCCCAAGGAGGACCTGACCCAATATGGACGCCGAGTTGACGCGTCGGTGCTCTTCAACGCGTACAAGCGCACCGTCGGGGGCCTCGTCGGGATGGTACTGCGTAAGCCGCTCGCGCCGACGGAACCGCCGTCGGATGCAGAGGATGCCGTCCTGGCGGATGTGGATCGGTCCGGGCGCGACTTGGCTACGTTCGCCAGTGACCTATTCGCCGACGCATGGATCGACGGCCACGCGATCATTTTCGTTGACAAGCCGCCGGTACCTGAGGGTGCGACCGCCGACGAGGTGCGTGGCGTGCGCCCGTATTTCGTGATCGTGCGGGCCGACGACGTGCTCGGTTTCGCAACGGACCGCAGAGCCGGGACCGATGTCGTCGTCTCGCTGCGATGGCGCGAGTTTGCGGTCCAGAAAGATCCGGAGGACCGCTTCTTGGAGAAGCTCGTGCCACGTGTCCGTGAGTACCGCCTGACGACCGACGGCGAGGGACACCAGCGCGTGGAGTGGGAGCTATGGGAACTGCGTGCCGTGAGAAATGAGCGGCGTTGGACGTCGACCGGCACCGGCATGCTCGGCTCGCAGATGGATGAGATACCCATCGGCGTAGCCTACACCGGTCGCCGGGCGACGCTCGATTCCGAGCCGCCCTTGCTCGACTTGGCCGCCGAGAACGTGCGTCACTACCAGAAGCTGTCCGACAAGGACAATGCGGAACATATCGCGTGCGTGCCCATCCTCGCGATCGTCGGTGCCGACCAAGAAAAGATTGAGAACTTCTCCGTAGGGCCGACGGTCGGGCTCCAGCTCGGCGAAGGTGGCGACGCCAAGTACGTCGAGACTACGGGCGCGGGCGCTGAGGCCGCGCGCGATAGCCTGAAAGATTCCGAGCACCGTATGGCGTTGCTCGGTCTGTCGATGCTGCACTCCGAATCCAGGGCCGCAGAGACCGCGACATCCAAGCGCATCGACAAGTCCGAATCGGACAGCCAGCTCAGCGTAGCGGCCGCGAGCTTGGAACGCGCACTGAACCGCGCGTTCGCGCTCTACGCCAAGTGGGAGGGCACGGAGCCGATCACGGTCAGCGTGAGCCGCGACTTCGAGAACCTGCTCCTCGACGCGCAGATGGTGCAGGTGCTCGCTGATCTCGTGCCCACGAAGATCTCGCTCGACACGTTCTGGGAGCGCATGCGGGAAGGCGAGGTCCTACCGGATTCGTTCGACCCCGAGCTCGAGCGTGAGCGTATCGAGTCCGGCGACACACAGACGTTGGCCGCGCTCCGGCGGCTGGTGGGACGGGGACGGGACGGCGATGAAGATGACGGATGAGGGCCACGCGAGACGACCCCGACAGCGGTCCGCCGACAACAAGTGGGTATACGGCGGGATCATCGATCCCGTTCGGTGGGACATGGACG